TTTTTTGAGGCTATGTCCTCTGGAGATTTTGTACCTGGGGGTAGGATTCTTTTTGGGTCTGGTAGAAATTCTGGAAGGCAAAATCTTTTAAATTGTTATGTCATTATTCCTGAGGACAATGTAGAGAGCATAGGCCAAACCATAAAAGATATGTATAAGATTTCTTGCGGGGGAGGTGGACTAGGGTTCAACTTCAGCAAGATTAGGCCTAAGGGGGATGGCCTTGGAAATCTAAAGTATTTGGCACCTGGATCCATATCTAATATGCAGATGATAGATGGAATAGGTGAGAGGGTCAAAGCTGGAGGTCCTAGAAGAGTCGCACTTATGTCCATCCTGGATGTAACTCACCCAGATATACTGGAGTTTTTGTATCTAAAGTTAGACAAAAAGGAGCTTAACAATTTTAATGTTTCTGTAGCCATAACGGACAGGTTCATTGAAGCTTGCGAGAATGATGAGGAGTGGCACTTCACATTTAATAATAGAAAGTATTATGTCTACGAACTGGACAGAGTAGGACCAGAGAAGACCTCTAAAATAAACGTCGTTGGCCTAGATGAAGAGGACGTTGTAGGAAGAGCTAAAGAGCATTACCTAGATCATTATCAGGACGAGTTTAAGAACGTTAAGAAAGTTTCCTTAAAAGCTAAGGATGTTTGGAATAAGATTTGGGTTAATGCCGTAGAGTCGGGAGACCCTGGAATTTATAATGTTTCTTTGGCTAATAAGTTCACTAATGTATCTTACTTTGAAGATATGCAGTCCACAAATCCCTGTGGGGAAATATCTCTCCCTTCTTATGGTAATTGTTGTTTAGGTCATGTTAATTTAGCTAATATGGTTGTTGACGGGCAAGTAGATTGGAAGCGATTGGCGAGAACTGTTAAGACTGGAATAAGGTTCCTGGATAATGTTTTAACTGTTAATCATTTTCCCACCGATAAATGTAAGGAAGTAGCTCATAGATCTAGAAGAATTGGGTTTGGTGTGTTAGGGCTCCATTATATGCTTATTAAACTAGGGTATAAGTATGGAGATGAGGATTGTCTTGAGTTTTTGGAAAGGCTGTTCGCCACTATCCGAAATGAGGCATATAAAGCCTCAGCCTACATCGCTAGAGATAAAGGATCTTTCGCCCAGTTTAATTATAAGGACTATCTTAACGAGGAGTTCGCCAAGACCCTCCCAGCAAAGATTAGAATGCTTATAAAGGAGCATGGTATAAGAAATGCAGTAATGCTAACTATTGCTCCTACTGGTACAACATCTATGGTTCATGGGGTATCATCTGGATTGGAACCAATTTTCTCGGCCATGTATAAGAGACGCTACAGACAGGGTAATACCTGGAAGGAAACTGTCGTTTTAGACCCCCTATTCGAAGACCATGTTAGGGCTGGAAAGCCCTTAGAACACTTTCTGGGGGCTTACGACGTTGCTCCAGAAGAGCATATGGCTGTTCAGGCCACAATTCAGAAGTATATTGACTCCTGCATAAGTAAAACTATTAATTTACCTAATGATTCCAAAGCAGAGGATTTAAGTGATATGGCTTTAAAGTATGCTAGTGAACTAAAAGGTATGACCATTTATAGAGCAGGTAGCAAGGGTCAGGAACCACTGGAGGCCATCCCACTTACCTCAGATAACATTGAAACTTATATAGGATCTGACTATAATGTATCAGTAGGATCAGCGGATTCTTGTAGCATTTATGGAGGAGACTGTGGTTAAAAGTAAAAAAGTGGAAAAATTTGATATAGAGGCTCTCGGAGAGTATGTTGTTGTTAAGAAGGCAGAGGCGGAATCTATTTCTGCTGGGGGTATAGTTCTTGAGGGAGTTTCTCAAGATGTTCATGAGGCTACAGTTCATTCTGTAGGATCAGAAGTTAACCTAGTGTCGGTTGGGGACGTAGTTTTACTTCCCCCAATGGCTGGCAGACCAGTAGATATACGTGGTAACGAAGTTGTTGTTCTTACCCAAAAAGAGATTATGGTTAAAATTCTAGACTAATGCCTCAATATGTTTATGAGTGTGAAGATTGTGAGATTTCTTGGGAAATTTATGCATCCATAAAGAAATGCCCTAAGAGAAAAAGATGCCCATCCTGTAATAAGCTTCGTGATAAGCTTATTACAGGAGGATCTGGCGTTATTTTCAAGGGTTTTGGTTGGGATACAAATTCAATAAGAGATGAAAAGTATGCCAAAAAAGGCATGTCAAAGGATGAGGCAAATGAGTTCCTGGGTGATTCCATAAAATACTCAAAAGAGAGGATTAAAACTGGGGGCCAAAACTATTCTAGGTGGGAGCCTAACCTAGATAAAATGGTTGAGACTGGGGAAGCTAAGAGAGTCTCTGATACGAGGGCTGCGGAGAAAAAAGAGATATCTAAAAAAATAACTGAGGACGCATACGGAAAGTTGGGTTTAAAACCAGGATGGAAAGATAAATACTAATGGGATATAATTTTAGTGATAACATACAGCGGGGAGTTTTATACCTCTTTAAATCTGACGAGGACTTCCATTGCCAGATAGCTCCTCTAGTTAAAGATGAGTATTTTGATTTTCCCACTCATCAAATTATCTTTTCTTGCGTATCTAGCTATTTCAGTAGTTATAGAAAGCTTCCTAGTGACGATGTACTTTTAACTTTATGTGACAAGGTTAAAAGTGAAAGGGATGATATATCAGAATTTGAAGACGAGCTTGTTCATATAGGTCGTTTGGATTCTAAGGTATATGATAACCCTGAATTCTATCTTGATCTTGTAGAGGACTTTGCTAAAAAAGAATCTATAAAGCAAGCAATTAAGGACTGTGTTAAGCTAACTAACGAGGATAACATAGAAGCTTGCGAAGAAGTTATCAGAAAGGCTCTAACTGTCTCCAGGAATGTTGATCTAGGTCAGGATTATTTTGATAGCGTATCGGAAAGGTGGAGAAGGCAAAACGAAGATAAGGATGATATCAAGTATGCAACCATATTTGACAGTCACAACGATAATCTAGAGGGTGGTTTGAATGCTAAGGAGTTGGCTATGGTAGTAGCTCCTCCTGGTGTAGGGAAATCTTTATACTTAGTTAATCAGGCTGTAAGAGGTTTGATGCAAGGTAAAAAGGTTTTATACGTGACATTAGAAATGTCAGAAGACAAGATAGCTAGAAGGATTGACTCTGTAGCTTCTTTACTAGACAATAAATCCCTTAGCGACCCCACCAGACAGTTGGAGCTTAGTAAGAGACTGAAGATGTTCCAGGATAAGTTTGAGGGATCACGCTTGTTTATAAAAGAGTTTCCTACTGGTTTAGCTACAGTGAACTCAGTAAGATCATTTCTTGTCCAATTAAAAAATTATCATAATTTTGTTCCTGAATTAATTGTGATAGATTACTTGGAACTCCTAAGACCCTGTTCTAAGATTGATTCTGAATACATAGCACAACAAAGAATAGCAGAAGAGATTAGAGGTTTAGGAGTTGAAAATAATGCTATGATGTGGACGGCTACCCAAACGAATAGGAATGGGAAGAAGGTAGCAATCATTGATGATACAGAGCTTGGTGATTCTTACGGTAAAATTCGCGTCTGTGATTGGGCTATTTCTCTAAACCAAACTCAGGAAGAATACGACACAGGTAAGATGAGAGTATTTGTTATAAAGTCTAGGGACTCTAAACAGAAGTATACCATACGTGCAAGCGTAGATTACTCCACCCTTCGTATAGAAGAAAGTTCTGCGGAGGATGATCTTGAAAGAGAGATTGAAGAACAACTTAGGTGAAGTAGGAAAGGACCATATACTGTATAGGATACTGGACGCTGGTATTTTAGAAGTAGATTCTGGGTGGAGAAAATTCTGTATAAAGATACAGGAAAGGATTATACACTCTGGGGTATTGTGTCACGGTCTAACAGATTTTGATGAATGTACCATAAGTTTCGATCCAAGCATGAAAAAAGAGTTGGCTGTGGAGGTTGTAGTCCACGAACTTTTTCACATAGTTCTTGAGTCCGTGGGTATGGGGGGAGACGAAGAAGATATTATTTCTACCATAAAGAATGAGCAAGCTACTACTATTATTAGTAGGGGCTACATGCAATTAGTAAAGTTAAACCCCGATCTTTTTGATATAATACAAAGCTGTTTAGACGATAGAGAAATAGAGGATGACAATGAATCAGAAGCAATCGATACTACTTGGGATACTCCAGACACTGGACTTCGATAAATACGTCTCTTTGTGCGACGAGCTTCTTATTATTAATAAGTTGGATCTAGTCTCTGAGTTAGCTGACCAATCCAAACGATATGGGTATTGGACTGGAGTTTATGCAGAAGCTAAGAAATATAAAACAACCTTAGAGGATGAACTAACTGTTTATGTCTCCAAGGAAAAGAAGGAGTTCAGAGAAGCCAACAAAGGAGCTATCAAGAAATTGACTGCAAACGATATTCAAGCTCATGCTGAGTCAACGGCTACATACTCACAACTAAAAAAGAATTTGGTTGATGCTTCCTATAAAGTAGACCTAGTAAAGGGTTTATTGGACGCTATGAGCCAGAGAAATGGAATGCTGATACAATTATCAGCTAATAACAGAGAAGAAGCCAAACTTATAAACGGCTAACACTATAATCACTAGTAACAACAAAAGGAAAAAGAAACATGACTATTGACCTAGCAGCACTAAGAGCTAAACACGCAGAATTAACCAATCCAGGAGGAGCTTCCGAGGATTGGACAGAGAAATATGTACAACTAAATGAGGGGGAGAATGTGGTGAGAATCTTGCCTCCCTCAGAGGCATCTGAGGATGATGGGAAGCAGTTTTACGCTGAAACTGCAATTCACAGAATCCCTAAGGAGCTAACAGCAGATGGAAAACCAAGAAACTTCCATTGCAGAAAAATTCATGGTGAGTCCTGCCCATTATGTGATGCATACTATTCACTTTGGGAGTCTCACAATAAACTAGACTTACCTAAGGGGGACCAGAGTGAGTTCTCTAAGGCGGCTAGGGCTATCAAGCCTGGAAAACGCTATTACATGAATGTAGTAGACAGGGGCGCTGACAATAAGGTTAAGATTTTGTCTGTAGGTATTAAGGTATTTACTAAGATCATTGATACCATGCTGGACGAAGATTACGGAGATATCACAGCCCTTGAATCGGGACATGATTTCAAGGTAGTTAAGAAGCAAATCCCAGGTCAAGACTGGCCCGCGTATGATCAGTCTGCTCCTAGACCTAAGCCAAGTAAAGCAATGAATTCCGCTAAGGGTATCAGTGAATCTATGGATAGCCTTCACGATATTTATGCTCTTGCTAAGGTTGAAAGCTATGAGGATGCAAAGGAACTTGCGGAACTATTTGTTCCTTCTGAAGTTCCTCAAAAAGAAATTTCCGATGGAAGCGCGTCAGATGACGAGTTCATGGAAAAATTAGAAAAGTAACGTTATGTTTAAATTTAGAAGTATTGTTTTAAGCGTATCACTAATGTTTTTAGTGGTATTGCCTCTAGCCTCTTGTAGTGTGTTAGATTGGGTTAATAATCAAAACATGGTTATTACTACAATTGAGCAAGTACAAGACGGAAAGAAGGGAGAAGCTGTAATTCTTCCCACTGATAAGATACCTGAGGAGTATAGGACTACCTGGAAGGATAAGGTAGTCGTAATGGCCCCTAGGGAATCTCTTCGGGCTGATTCAACCTCGTTCGTTCC